CCTCCTCTCCCGCCTCCGCGCCGCCGAGGAGCGCGTGCGGGAGCTGGAGAAGGAGCGGGACGAGTTCGCCGTGCACATCGGTGGTGTTGAGCGCGAACGCCTGCTCATGCAGAACCGAGAGGCGCTCGGGGCCGTGTGCCAGGCGGCAGACCGAGAATTCGCCGCGCTCCGCGCCGTGGCCGAGGCGGCGAGGGCGTACCGGGCCGCCGAGGTGGCGACGATGCGGCCTCCGTGGGAGCCGGACCTCAGTGTGCAGGAGGTGCGGGTGCTCGACGAGACGAGAGCGGCGCTCGACGCCGCCCTGGACGCCGCGAAGGGGGAGCGATGAGCTTCCACCCTGACCGCTGGGGACGCTCGACGCTGCACGTCGGTAAGCATTGGCCCGTGTCCAACACGGGATGCCGGACGCCGGGCGAGTGCGACGACTTCTCGCGCTGCATCGGCTGCATGCTGCGCCAGGCCCATGAGGAGGGCGCCGCCATCGCCGCCGGCATCATCGCGCTCGGGCTCTGGGGCCAGCGCATGGGCGTCATGCAGCGCATCCAGGCCGAGGCGGAAGCCGAGACTCGCTGCACCGAGTGTGGACGGCTGCGGACTCCGGACAGCGTCGGCGCGACGGGTGTGTGCCGCCGCTGCCGGCTGCGAGGCACCCCGTGACCCGCCGCTCGGTGTGGGTGGTGGAGTCGAGGCACGAGACCAGCGCCAACGCGTGGCGCACGGAGAAGATGTTCAAGCTCCGGAAGGACGCGCGCGCGTCTCGTTACGGGATGAGCAAGCTCGTTCCGCATCGCGAGTGGCGCGTCGTTGAGTACACACCCAAGGGCGGAGAGGAGGAGAGCGATGGGTGAGCGGTGTACGGAGTGCGGGGACCACACGTCGGTGCCGTACTGCCCGGGGTGTCGCATCAAAGAACTCGACGAACGCGAGCGCGAGACCATCGCGCGCGTGGTCGCGTGGCTAAGGGCGGAAGGCAAGCGCGCGGACTCGTCAGGGCTCTCCCTCGGCGAGTACTACGACGAGATCGCGAAGGCCCTAAAGAAGGGCGTGAAGGTAGGCGAAGATGAGCGATGACCAGACCGCGCGACTGTCCTCGTGGACGTGCGGAGCGTGCCTCGCGTACGTGCCGAGCGGCGTGCTGCACCCGGGATGCAAGGGGGCTCGTAAAGACGGGGGCGATGACCTGGAGGCGAGGGCGATGGCATGGTGCCACGAGCACCGCGACTGCAAGTGGTGTGGCGACGGCACTGGTGACGCGTGCAGCGCATGTCGTGCGAACATGGAAAGCATGTCCGATCCCAAGTTGAGCGGCGCGCTGGAGCTTGCCGAGGCCCGACTTCTAGAGCTGAGTGCCATGCAGGAACTCATGTGGGATGCCGAGGCCCGCGCCGAAGCCGCCGAGGCCAGGCTTGCGGAGGCGAGGGAGGTGCTGCGGAGCGTGGAGTGGGCGTCCTGCGAAACCTGCTGTGACTGCTGCCCGTTCTGCGGCTGCTTCGTCCATAAAGGCCACGCCCCCGACTGCCGCCTGCGGGCCGTGCTAGGAGACGGGGATGGGTGAGCGTAGGCGCTTCGTCGTGAAGTGCTACCGCTTCGTTCACGACGGCTGGAAGTCGAGCCGTGCGGTGATGGGGTACGTTCGGAACCCGGACGTGAGAGGTGGGTGCGTTCTTCAGCAGCGTAACGCGGTCAGGTTCACGCGGAGTGAGGCTCGCCTCGTCGCTCGCAAGTTCGGCGGGTGGGTCGTGCGACTCACTCCGAAGCCCTCCCCATCACCGCATCACCCGCCGCCTGCGCCACGGCCTCGCTCGTAGCGTCCCGCCTGGAGTCGCCGCCGTCGGTCTCGCCGGGGAGCTCGGGCAGGGTCGGCGCATCCGGGTGCAGCCATCCCCAGATGGTGTCCGGGTCAAGCCCGCCCTGCTGCACGCGGTGCGCGGCTCCGAAGAGGAGCCGGTTCCGCTGGTTCCTCGGCGCGACGCCGGGGTTCCCTCGCTCGCTGATGGTGCACTCCTGCGCCGCCACGAGCCAGAGTCCGCGCCTGACCGCCGCGTCCCACCGCGGGAAGTCGAAGCCTGCGCCCATCGCCCACGCCATCGAGAGCGTCGCGAGCTGCGCGTCGCTGCACCACGTCGGGTACTCCTGCCACCGCTGCGCGAGCTGCGCGTCGAGCTCGTCGAGCTTGCGGAGGACGACCGCCTCGACGCCCTCGGGGGTGAGCCGGAGTGACGTCACTCGTTCGGCCGCGCGGTGCCCGAGCCTGGCCATGCTCGCGTCGCCCTTGATGCGTTGCCAGTCTGCCACGACCTCCGCAGGCGTCGCCGGGGACCCGTCGCGGCGGACCCACGGGAGCGCCAGCGCGTAGGACACGGGGTCGATGAGGATGCCGATGGCCGTCGTCACGAGGCCCCGGACGTCGGCGTACATCCACGGGACGACGCCCTCGAGCGGCGCACTGAAGGCCACGAAGGCCGCCCGGACCGCCGGCCTCACGACACCCCCCGCACGAGCTCGCGCCCGGCATCGGTGAGCGTCCACGCCCTGCGGTTCCGAAGCCACCGGAGCAGGCCCCTGTCCTCCGCGTCGCCCACGGCGTACGTCCACCAGAGCGCGCGAGGGCGGCGTTCCAGACGAAGGATCTCCGGCCACGTCAGCGGCGTGCAGAAGCGGGAGAGCGTCCCGGCGCTGAGCCGGGCTTCGGTCAGGAGTGGCTTGCGGTGCTCGTACGCCATACACGTGCTCATGCTGCGACCTCCACGGTAACCACCGGGCTCGGGACCACCTCGACGGCCTGCACCGGCGCAGGCGTGACCTCGACGGCCACGCTTGGGCTAGGCACGACCACCACCGACGCGACGACCGGCGGCGTGACCGATGCCGCGACGCTCGGTGACGCGACCACCACGACGTCGTGGGACGCGGCGATGACCGGCACTACGACGCCGCCGTCTACGAGCGTGCCCGTGAGCGTGAACGTCACCGACGTGGAAGCGGCGAGTGCGCCGGCGCCCACGAGCGTGCTCGTGGTGGACAGCGCCAGCGCCGAGGAGCCCACGAGCGCACCGGAGCCCGCGAGCGTCGCGGAGGCGGTGAAGGCCAACGCAGATGCGCCGACCATCGCGCCGGAGCCCAGGGAGGAGAGCGTGCCCGCGGGGCTGAATATGAGCGTTGTCGACGCCGCAAGGGCGCCAGCGCCGACCAGCGTGGCGGAGGGCGTGAATGTGACCGACGAGGACGCCGCGAGCGCACCTGCTCCGAGCAGCGTTGCCGATGGCGTGAACGTGAGCGGCGATGTTCCGGCCAGCGAGCCAGAGGCGGCAAGGGTCGCAGACGGCGTGAAGGTGAGCGGGCTCGTGCCCGCGATCGCGCCCGCACCGAGGAGGTTCGCCGTCTGGCTGAAGGTGAGCGTAGAGGGACCAGCCAGCGCCCCGCTTCCCGCGAGCGTGGCGGTCTGCGCGAAGGTGACGGTAGACGCGCCTGCGAGCGCTCCGCTGCCCGTGAGCGCCGCGGTCTGTGCGAACGTGAGCGTGGTTGCGCCGGAGATGGCGCCCGCACCGGTGAGTGCGTATCGCGATTGGATATACGCCCAGTTCGCATCCGCCTCGGTGTCTGAGACGGTACGCGAGCAGCAGAAGATTTCCGCGATGCGGCCGTTGAACCACTGCGTTCCGCTCCACCCGCGGCCGATGTTTCCGGCGCCTCCGCTCCAGTCCGTGGGAGCAGAGACGATGTTGCTCTGCCAGGCTCCGCCGTCTACGCGTACCTGGAGCGTGCCCGTGCCGTATCGGAATTCGGCGAAGTGCCAGCCGCCGGTAGATGGCGTGGCGTACACGTCGATCCATGCGGAGCCAGTCCACCATCCGACGGTGACACCCGTGTCGTAGATGCCGACGCCATCTCCGCCGCCGTACGGACCCCCCTCGTTGATGAGCAGCCCGGCGGACGAGTAGATGGCGCCTGGCCCCACCGGCGCTGCGTTGGCGTAGAAGAGGACGCCGCCGTAGAACGACGTCTTATCTGGGAAGATGTCGTCGAACGTCCGCGACGTCTGCGCGTACCAGCTCGAGCCATTGAAGTCGGCGGTGTCGTAGCCGTTGATCGTCGCCCCGGTGGCGGGACTAGACCCGAACGCAACGAGGTCATGGGATCCGCTTGTGCCGCCGGTAGACGGCTCGCCCTGCCAGTCGAGCGTGGACCCTGGGTAGCTCGCACGGTGCCACAGCGTGAGCGGTAGCAGGCCAGGTGCGCCCGACGAGGCAGTTGCCGTCGGTGCGTCCTCGTCGAACCACGGGAGCTCCTCGTCTTGGAACAGGTCCTCGTCAAAGAGGCCCATGGGTCACCAGGTGTAGACGATGCAGTACCCCGCGCCTCCGGCGCCTCCGGCGCCTCCAAGGCCCGGGTTCATGCCGCAGCCTCCGCCGCCGCCTCCTCCACCGCCCTGGCCCCCGTTGCCGCCAGCCGCGCCGTTGGTGGAGGCAGTAACGGTCGTGCCGCCACCGCCGCCGCCATGTCCGCCGCGCAGGCTGTTTGCTGCGCCGCCAGCTGTGCCGGCCGTTGGTGTCGCACCGTCCGCGCCGACCGCGCCACCGCCTCCGGCGGTGTAGCTGCCCGACGCGCCACCTGCGCCACCGGCCACGTTCGTCGGTGTCGCCGAGTGGCTTCCGCCCGCGCCACCACCACCACCGCCACGCAGAGACGAACCGCCGAGCGAGGAGGCGACGGGAGGATTAGCGGACCCTGCGCCCGCGCCTCCTCCGAACTCCGCGTTCCCCGTCGTCGATACCGCGACGGTACCCGTGACGCCCTGGCCTCCGGCTCCGTTCGTGGCAGCCGTAGGAAGGCCTCCCGTGCCGCCGGCGGTCGATCCGACGCCGCCCGCACCGCCCGCACCGCCTCCGCCGCCTCCGCCGGTGACGGCTGCCGAGATGGCGCCGCCAGCTCCGCCTCCGCCGCCGTACGCAGTGAGCCTGGTTCCGAAGGTGGACGTACCGCCGACGCCGCCGTTGCCGCCCGCTGCACCCGCAGCGCCGGGAGTGCCCGCCGTACCGCCCGTTCCGAGCGTGACGGTCTCGGTCGCGGAAAGGTCCGATGCCGCGAAGATGGCCTCGACGTAGGCCCCGCCTCCGCCACCGCCTCCGCCCTTGGCAACGATGGCCGTGGCGAGCGACGCACCCGCGCCGCCACCGCCACCGGCGCCCCAGAGCTGCACGCGTACGAGCTTCGGAGTGAACGCCGTGGGCTTCGTCCACGTGCCGCCAGTCGTGAAGACCTGGATGTCTGGCGTCCCGACGAAGGCGCCCTCAACGGGCGAGCCCGACGAGTTGAAGCGGAGGAACTCACCCTCCTGGATGAGCTGCACCGACTCCTGCGCCGCAAGCGTGCCCTTCCATAGCGTGATGACGGTGGTGCCGTCCGTGTGCTCGATCTGGATGTCGTTCGACGTGCTCGCGTGGTCGTTGCGAACCGTCAGCATCTTGACGTTCCGCTGCGTCGACGCCGCAGGCGAGGCGACCACCGTCGTCGTGGTCGCTGTGGTGATCGCCGTGTTCGTGCGCCCAGGCGTGTACGTGCCGCTGGCGTTGTCGACCCATGACGCGTGCACCTCGATGGTGCCGGCCGCCGAGGTGACGACGCGTAGCAGGTCGCTCGTGCTGGTGAGGAGCAGCATGGGTCAGTCCGCGGTGACGGTGAGGGCCGAGGCCGCGAAGGACGGAGTGATGCCGGCCGAGACGGCCAGCGAGGCGGTCAGGGCGCCGGAGAAGTGCAGCGCACCGGCCCCCGAGGATGTCTCGACGATGCCGAAGTGCGTGATGGTGTTCGTGCCCGCCGTGCAGGCGCCGAAGGTGACGGTGCCCGCATTGGTCGCGCTGTTGCCGCTCACCGTCCAGCCCGCACCGGAGCGAGCCACTGCCACGCGCGCGTATCCCGTGTAGGTCGCCTCGCTCGTGACCGCCGTACCAGCCTCGCCAGGGTCCGCCGTGTGGAGCGAGATGTAGAGGGAGCCCGCCGTCGTGCTCCCTCGCAGGCCCGTGGCGTCGCCGACGTTCGCGAAGTTGGAGTTGTTGAAGAACAGGTTCAGGATCGCGGTTTCGAAACTGTTGGATGCGGACATGGCTCAGGCTCCGAACTTGGAAAGGATCTCAAGTCTATCGGGGTCGGTGCGCTCTTCGCCTCCCGACACGGTGAGGACGCCGTAGACGCGGCACGTTCCGATCTGCGGCGTGTCTCCGACCGACAGCACGTGCGTCAGTGTCAGCGTCGTCGCGGTCTGGTTGCTGCGTGTCGCGGTCCAGGTGACCTCGGTGCCGTCGGGCAGCTCCACCGCGAGCGACGCCGCCGTCACGGTCGACAGGTCGAGACCGCTCGTCCCCGGCGTCACGTTCATCGTGTACGCGTAAGGGGCGGCCATGCCCTGGTAGAGCTGCGCCGTCGTCACCGCGGCACCTTCAGATCTTCGGCGATGTCGGCCGCGAGCTCGCCACGGGCGAGCGCCTCGGTCGTGAGGTCATCGTGGAGGAGCGTGGCGGTTGCGCGGATCGTGTCGTACGCGTCGCGCTTGCTCGCCTGGCCCGTCACGATGTCCGCGATGAGCTTGGCGAGCGTCGCGAGGATCGCCAGGATGGTCGCGTCCTTCATCGCACACCCCCGTCTCGGTAGCGGCCCCAGCGAAGGCGCACGCCCTCGCGGCACTCGTCGATCTCCTTGCGCGTCTGGAACGTGTCGACGCACGCCATGTGGTCGGCCGTGTACATCGCCTCGGCAGAGTGCTCGCGCGTCTCCTTCGGAGGGAGCAGCGCGCATCCGCTGACGGCGCGGGCGAGGCAGAGGATGCCGGCTACGAAGAGCAGCACCACGAGGGTATCGACGGAGCGGGAACGCCAGGCGATCACGGGAGCACCCCCTGGAGCTTGGCCTGCATCGCCGAGAGCCAGAGCAGGAGCACCGTTCCGGCGAGGAGGGCGATCTTCTTGACCAGCGGAGAGTTGATGACCCCTCCGACCGACTTCGCGATCGTGCCGAGCACCACCAGCTGCTCGGCGTTCTGCTTCTTCACCTCGGCGACCTCGTTCTGGAGTGCGAGCACCCTGCCGGTGAGGTCCGCCACGGTGCCCTCGCCCTCGGTGATGCGGGCGACGACTGGCACGGTCGGAGGGATGGTCGGTGGCTGCCCGCCGAACACGGTCTTCTCGAGGTCGCCGACGCGAGACTCGAGGCGACCCACAGCGGCGAATGTCTCCTTTGACCGGCTCGCGGCCTCTCGGGCATCGGCGCCGACCTTGGAGATTTCCGCCAGAACGTTGGAGAATCCTTCGCGAATCGTCTCGTCCATCACACATACGCTCCCGACGCCGCCCAGAAGCGGAGAACGCCGCTCGTAGACGCCGCCTTGACGACGAGGAACCGGTCGACGCTGCGGTCGATGCGGATCTGGAGCGGAAGCGCCCCGGCGACGATGACGCCCGCGTAGGTGTTCGCGAACGCAAGCGAACCGCCCGCCGCCACCGTCGCGGTGTTGTCGATGTTGTTGACGTCGGTGGTCGCGACCGCGCCGGCTTCGCCGCTCGCGAAGTAGAAGTAGACGTTGTTCGTCTCGGCCTGCATCCAGAGGACGACCGAGGACTGCTCACGCTGAGCGTTCTGCGGAGTGAAGCCGGCGAGCGCGACCTGGAGCAGGTCGTACGCGCGGGCGGTCGAATCGACGGTGAGCGCGATCACCTCACCGCGACGCGGCGGGCGGCACTCCTGGATCTGCTGAATGGCCACGCGGCCCTCCGAATCAGCCCGCCTTGCGAGCCTCGACAGCGTCGAACCCGGTTTGCTGAACCTGCATGTCGACCTTCTTGCCGCCGGTCGGTGCGGGGGGTGCTGTCGGGGCAGGCTCCGGAGGGACCGGAGCGAAGTTGGACTGGAGCTTGGCCAGGTTCTCTGGGCGCAGGTCCGGTCCGGCGGGCACACCGCCGAGGAGCTTGTCGATGCGGAGCCGCTGCGTAGCCGTGAGGCGCTGGTCCCGAGCCATGCGCTCGGTGACGTCCGACAGGAGCTGCTGGCGGAAGCTGGCCAGCTGCTCGGGCATGAACGTCTCTGCCGCTGCGATTCCCTCGGGGGTCACTCTACCACGCTCGAAGTCCTCCCACACGCTCGCGGGACGCGCCGCGTACTTCGCCGCGCGCACGACGCGATCCGCCTCCTCGGTCGTGAGGGGCGGCACGCTGCGAGGGTCGAGCGGGTCGCGCCGCTCCTTGGCGGGGATGTGGGAGGCGACGAACGTAAGCGCCTTGAACGCCGCCGCCGAGTAGGCCGCCGCCGCCTTCGGGCCGGACTGCTGGCCGATCTGCGCCGCCGCCTCCTGGATCTGCTGGATGGACGGCTGTGGATTCGCACGCACGTCGCCCTGCCACTTGATGACCGCCGCGGCCTGCCGCCGGATCTCCTGCACCTGCACTGGCTCCTGGCGCTTGCCAGCCTGGGCCACGCGCTGCGATGCCTGGGCCACGCGCTCGCCGAAGTTGAAGCCCGTGCGGGGGGACTGCGCACCCGGAGTCGCCTTCGCTTCGGAGGCGATCTGGAGCGCCCCCTTCGCCGCCTTCGTGACGGCCTGGTCGGCGGCCTCGATGGCCCTCGTGAGAGACCCGCTCTCGGCCATGCGGTAGAGCGTCACCGCCGCGGCAGCGTTCCCGCGCTCGCGCAGAACCTTGTGCCCGAGCGTGAGGGGGAGGGAGCCCGCGCCAGCCAGGTAGTCGGTGAGCGAGACGCTGCGGGCCTTCGCCATACGCGCCGCGGAGTCCTCGGCCGCATCCTTCGCGATGCTGAGCGCGACGTGGTCACGCTTGAGCGCCTGGTACTCCTTGCGGAGCTCTCCGGGCACCTTGCCGCTCGCCTCGTCGAGCTTGTCCATGAGCATCCGCTCCATCTCGGAGCGAACGTCACGGAGCGCGGCGAGCCTGCCCTTGGGGTCCAGGGTCTTCTGTTCGGCGTAGATGATCTCATCCAGGCCCTTGCGCTGCTTGAGCACGTCCTGGATGGTCGCCTCGGCGGCTCGGCCGTCGAGCGCGGAGAAGTCACCCGCGTGCGCCGCCCACGTGTCGCCGACGTTCAGCTTCTGGAGCAGGTTCTCGCGGTACGCCTTGATCGCCGCGACCTCGCCCTCACGCCCGGCGATCGAGCCGTAGCGGTCGAGCACGTTGGCGAACAGGCCGTTGATGTCCTTGGCGCCGATGGTCGCGCCGCTCGCGTTGGTGATCGCGCCGAGGCGTGCGCCGTTCTCCTCGACGGCGGCGGCGATCTTCGGGAGCATCTCGGCCGCCGTGCCGCTCTTGGCCGCAGCGAACGCGCCTTGCTCCACGTCCAAGATCCCCTTGCGCATCAGAATCTCGCCGACGTCCTGCGTCCCGTTCGGCAGGTACTTCTCGGCCTGCTTCGCGAACCTGGTCGACTGGAGCCCCTGTCCGCCGCCTACCTGCTTCCACGCGAGGTCGTAGGCGAACGCCTTCTGCGCCTCGGGCGTCTTCAGGCGCTCGACGGTCGCGCGCATCGCCGCCTGCTCCTGCTCGATCTTCGTGCCGGTGATCTCCGCCAGCGTGCGGCCCGTCTTGACGCCGTCGTCGACGGCCTCGCCGGCCATCCTGCGCGCGCCCGTCGCGGCGTCCTCTGCCGCCCCCTTGGCGGCGCCCTTGGCGGCATCGGCGGCGTCCTTGCCGAGCGCCTTCGCCTCGGCCGCGGCCGTCTCGGCCTTGGCGCCGAGCTCGTCCACGACCGCACGACCCTTGCCGATGGTCTGCTCGATGGCAGCCTGGCCGCGCGCCAGCCCGAGCTCGCCGACCTGCGCGAGCTTCGAGATGCCACCGACCGCGCCACGGTAGGCCGCTCGACCACCGGACGCCACGAGCGAGCCCGACCCGCCGAGGACCGCACCGCCACCGGCGCCAAACAGGCCTGCAAGCGCTGAGTGCCCAGCGATCGAGTAGAGCTTCTCTCCGTTGATCTCCTGGTCGAGGAACGCCGCCTTTGAGAGCTCCGTGGCGGCGTTGTAGCCAGCCGCCTCGATGAACCCACGCGCCGCGAGCTCGGCGCCGGTCGTGGCCGCGCGGCCCAGGACGCCCTTGGCTGCAACGCCCGCCATGGCGCGCCCCACTCCCGCCTCGACGCCCGCTCCGACCTCGGACAGGAGCCCCGTCGGAGCGGCACGGCCCATCATGGCGCCGACGCCCATGCCGACGACCTGGCCGACCGTGCCGGCCGTAGGATGCGCCGTCGAGGCCGTCTCGGCCCGGTCGGCGTAGGCTCGGGCAGCCTGGTCGCCGCCCGCGAGCCTCGTGGCCTCCTTGACCGCGAGCTGCGGCAGACCCGCGCCGAGGCCCTCGCCGACGCCCTGGAGATGGGACTCGAGCGTGGGCGGCAGGACCGGCGCCTGCCCGGTGGCTGCGAGCGACGCCGCGAACGTGAACGGAGAGGCATACCGGAGCGGTCCGGTGACCTTCTCGACGGTGCTCTTCTGGGCGTAGTCCTGCTCGGCCTTGTGCTCGGCGAGTTCCTGAGGCGTGGCGACACGGCCGCCGAGCTTCACCAGCTCCGGGACGTCGGAGGCGGGAAGCTCGATCTTGTTGCCCTGCCGGTCGAACGCCTTGACCGGCTGGGTGTCGGGCGTGGGCTCGCTCACTTCCAGCCCTTCGAGACGGAGGCAGGAACAAGGCGCTTGCCGCTCGCAGCGTTCTCACGCCGCTCGTCGAACGCCGCCTGGGCCTCAGGCGACGCACCTGCCTTGATGTTCTTTTCGATCTCCGCGAGCGACTCCAGAGCGTCGGCGATGGCCCGCTTCCGCGCGGCCGGGTCCTTCGCCGAGCCAAGGGCCTCCTTGGCGCGCCCCACTTCGGGCTCCGTCGCGTTGCCCATCATGGCCTTGATCGCCGCGTTGCTGAAATTGGCGTACGCCTGCTCTCGCGCGTTCGCGTCCTGGCTCGACAGCGCCTTCGTGGCGGTCGGGTAGGACTCGCGAAGAACGCCCTCGGCGAACCCGCCCTCGCTCTTGTTCAGCGCGGCGAGGGCCTTTTCGGCTGCCTGTCGCGCCGCAGGGACGCCCGCCTGCTGAAGCTGCGAGGCGATGGCTCGCGTCTCCTCATCGGTGCGCTTCTCCCGCTCGTTCGAGCCCTTCGCGCGCTCGGTCGCGGCGTCGACGCCGCCCTTGACGGTGATCTTGTCGATCTCTTCGGAGGGCTTCACCCCGTGCTCGAGCGCGTACTTCTGCGCGTCGGCCTCGCTCACCGTGCCCGGGAGCATCTGCCCGCGCACCTGCATCACGTACCGAGAGGCCTGCTGCGTCGCCGGGACGTAGCGGAAGCCGGAGGCGATCGTCTTCTCGCGCTCGGAGTCGATGCGCCCGAGGAGGTCGGCGGCTGCGTTCTGCGCCTCGACGCCCTTCCACTGGCCCTGGAGCTGCCCGAGCTTGGCCTGCGCGAAGTCGAGCGCCGCAGCCCGGGCCGCAGCGGTCGCCGCGTCCTCGGAACCGTAACGCTGCATGGCCAGGGCGAACGCGTTCTGCGTGCCCTTGGCCTGATCCATCTGCGTCGCGAAGTCGAACTTCTGCGCGTCGATGTCCGCGTCCATGTCGCGCTTGATGGCTTCCCAGGCGAGGTTCGGCCCGCCCGTGCCCATCGCTCCGAGTCCGCCGAGGAACGCCAGGATGCCGGTCGCGATCTTGTCGCCCGTGGTCTTCTGCGCCCACCAGCGGTTCGAGTCGAGGTGGTTCTTCCCGAGCGCAGCCACCTGGTCGCGGTAGTCCTGCTCGAGCGCCTGGAGCTCGTCGGTGCGCTTCTGCTGCGCCGCGACGACGCCTTCCTCGCGCGCCTGCGCCTTCTCGGCCTGCGCGAACCAGTGCGCTTGCTCGTTCACGGCCTGCTGCTGCACGCGGTCGGCGTTCTCGACGGCCGACTGCGAGGGGCCCTGGAAGGACGCCATGAGGTGCGCCTTCTGCTGCGGACCCATGACGCTCGCTTCGCCGGCCGGGGTGTAGCCGCCGCCGACGCGCACGAACTGCACGTCGGGCGGGACGGGCTGCGGAGGCGCAGCAGGAGCAGGTGAGGGGGCAGGCGCAGGAGCCGGCGGCGCAACGGGACCCGGCGCGGGAGGCGGAGGGGGAGGAGCCGCAACGGGAGCCGGAGGCGGGGCCGCCACGGGCACGCCACCGAGGTTCACGAGCATCGGGCCTGCGGGAGGCGGCTGACCGATGCCCATGTTGGACAGGTCGCCGAATCCCGCGAGCCAGGCCTGGGACGGGCCAGCCATCAGCGGCGCCCCCCGGCGTTGAGTGCGAGCATGTCGATCTGCTTCTGGAGGTCAGCGATCGCCGAGCTGTTCACCTTCGTGAGCTTGTTCGCGTCCACCTCGAGCAGCCCCGTCGCCGGGTCACGCTTCACCGCCGTCGCCGTCACCGGGTTATGCTGCATGGTCTGCGCCGTCGGGCCGTAGTTCACCTCCCCGGGCGCCTGCTCGGGGGGCCGGAACTCGTCCTTGTAGACGTACGGGGCTCCCGCCAGCGCGTCGGCGGGTCGGTACCGCGAGGACACGGCGTCCACCGAGGGCCCAGTCTTCGCGAGCGCCTGGAGCTGCTGCACGTAGGCGTCGAGGTCCACCGCGTCGGCCTTGGGCTTCGCCTTGGCCTTCGGCGCCTCCGCCTTGCGACCGCCGCTCTGGAGGCCCGCGGCGAACCGAGCGGGCACCACCGACGGCGCCTCGCCGAGGCGCTCGTAGTACCCGCGTCCGTCCTCGCTCTGGCGCAGCTCGTAGCCGTCTGGGTTCGAGAGCGGAAGCACCACCTCGGGTCCGCGCTCGCCCATCATGTACGGCTGACCGGCCTTCACCGGGCCGCCGTCCGCGCGTCGAGGGGTCCCGAACTGGGCCTCGTTCAGGTTCTTGGACGCGTTCGAGAGCGCCAGGAGCCATGGATTCATGGCTGCTTCGGCGTTCGGCGGGTCCGGGCTCGACTGGCCAGTGCCTTCGCCCCACATGGGAGCACGGCCCGGACCACCATCGACGGAGGACTTCTCCGGAGGCTTCTCGGGCTCTGCACTGACTGGCTGCTTGAGGAACGCCTTCGCGACGCGCTCCTTGCGCCGGTCGTCGGCCGTGAGGCCCGAGTCGATGCCGAGCAGCCGCGACGCGTTCCGCTGCGCGTTGATCTCGTCGAGGTCGCGCTGGTACGGGTTCTTCCAGTTCGCCGCTTCCTGCGCCGCGAACGCCGCCGTGTTGGCCTGCGTCCCCGCCTCGACTGCCGCGGCATCCTGCGCAGCGATGTCAGCCGCTCCCGAGCCCCACGTGCTGATCGCGTGGTTCGGGATGACCGTACCGTCCTGCCCCGGCACCACGATCTCCGGCCCCTTCTCGCCGACGAGGTACGGCTGCCCGCCCGCCACCGGCCCGCCCTCCGCACGCGCCCCGGCGACCATGCCGCCCGTCGGGTCGTTCACGAACTTCGTGCCGCTCTCAGCCTGCTGCTTGATCGTGGCGTCCACATCCATGCCGGCGCCCGGAGCGAGCTTGTACGCGGAGGCGTTGCCCACCGGGTCTTGCTGTACCGCACCCGCCATCGCACCGCCGAGCGTGCCGAAGCCTCCGAAGTCACTGCCTGGAGGCAGGTACATCTTCGTGCGCGCATCGCTGAAGAAGTCCGTGAGCGTGTCGACGAGCCCCTTGTTCTGCGCGTTCTGGTTCGCCGTCTGCTGGTTGAGCTGCTCGGACTGGCCGTAGCTCTGGGCAAGCGTCGCCTGCTGCTGCGCCTTGGCCTGCATCTCCGCCTTGCGCACGTCGTTCTCGGCCTGGCTGTACTGCACACCGAGCCCTCCAGCCCCGATCCCGAGCTGCCCGGACTGGGCGCCTGCGCCGAACTGCGTCTGCGCTGCGCTCTGGTCGCCGCCACGAATCGCGCCTGCCTGCTGCGCGTAGGCGTTCTCGGCCGCGAGACGCTCCTGCGCCGCTGCAACCTGCGTCTGACCGGCGATGTTCTGCTGGGCGTTGGCGGTGTTGTTCGCCGCCCCCTGCTGCGCGAGCGCGAGACCCGCCGCGCCTCGGGCAGAGGCCGCCTGCGAGGCCTGCGCGGCCTGCACCTGACCCATCGCACGGTCACCCTGCATCTGCGCGATGCTCGGGACGGCTCCGGTTGCACGGGCGCGCGCCATGGACGCGGCGTCCATCTGCATCCCTCGGGCCTGCTGCTGCTGGCCCATGCTGGCCTGCCCGCCCGCGTAGAGGCCCTGCGACTGCTGCCCGTACTGGTTCGCCTGGTTCTGCCACTCGTTCGCGCGGTCCTGGTACCGCATCGCATACGCATCGGCCGCGCCCTGGCGACCGGCCCAGAGCGCGGCGTTCGGGTCGTACTGGTCCGACTGCCCGAAGCTCGAGGCTGTGCGCTGGTTCTTCCCGCGCCCGATGAGGGCGGGGATCATGCCTACGGCAGAGGATGCCGCCCCCGCGATTGTCGCTCCGGTTCCGCCGCCGCCTTCAGCCATGTCGCCCTCCGTTACGTCCCGCGCTCCGCAGACGTCGTCCGGCGCACTCCGCTCCGCCGCTCACCGCTGAAGGTGAGAGCGACCCAGGTAGCGCCCTTGCCGGTCCCTACGGTGCCGCTGGATGGCGTCGCGTCCGCGAGGCGGACTCGGACGGCCTGTCCGGTGGACTTCACGAGTTCGCGGTCGAGCCACTGGCGACCCAGGGTCGCGAGGAGGTCGGCCGGGAAGGTCTTGGACTCGGTGTAGCTGGACCCGTAGTCGTGGGCAACCGAGATGGTGAGGTCGTGCGCCGTGTGCTGCTCGGCCAGGACCAGGATGCGGTCGACTACCTGCTGGCCCTGGAGTCCACCAACGTGGACGTTCGCCGTTTCCGCGGCCTGCGTGACCCAGTACGTCCCGCGCAGGTCGAGGTGCGCCGTGGTGGACGCGGGGAGCTCCTCCATGAACACGCGGCCGTCCTTGTCGAGCCACCCGAAGCGCCAGGACCCACCGAGGTAGACCATGCTCGCCGACTGCGCCGCGCGGCTCGCGTTGTTGCCGTTCGTGACCTTGTCGACACTCACCCAGAGCTTCAGCGACAGGTCGAAGACGAGGTGCACGCCAGTGGCGCTCACCTGGTTCGAGGTCTCCGAGGCGGCGCACGTGAAGCGGACCAGCGCCCGCTCGTTGTCGACCGTCGCGGAGGTGATGACCGGGTAGTCCGCGAGCGTGTCCATGACGGACGCGCCGATCCACTCTACGGACTGGGCGCGCGACAGGAGCTCGATGCCGCGCGCGGACTGGAAGAACACCCCGAGGGCCGTCACGACCACAGACCGCTGGTCGATGCAGCCCACGTCCGCCGCGAGCCGGCGGGGCGTACCGAGGCCGCCAGCGGCGGCGTTGTCCGAGGGGGGCTCACCGCTCACCGCGAAGACGGCGGTGCGACTGAAGGCGTAGAGCGCCCCGTCCTGCGCGGTGAGGGCGGTGACGTCCTGGTCGACCTGCACCGTGAACACCGGGGAGAACCACGGCGTCTCACCGCTCACGAGCTGCGAAGAGAACCAGAGCGTGCGGCCCTGCGCGCCGACGAGCATCCCGTTGTAGCTGACGAGGCAGGAGAGCCCCGGCGGCGCGCGATGGTCCTGGCTGCTTCCGTTCGTCGCCGGGAGCGAGCCCGTGCCGTAGAGGAGCGCCTTGCTCGCCAGCACGGCGTCACTTGTGGTGTCCGCGTAGGTGATGGCGGCCGTTCCGGGAGGCGCCGCGGTCTCGCCCACGCGGTAGTACGTGCTCAGTCCGTCGAGGGTCCGGTAGAACGCCACGCGGACGTTGCTCGGCGTCACCGTGTCCTGGTTGCCGCGGCTCGTGATGCTGAGCGTGCGCGTCGTCACCGTGACGGTCTTGTTGGCCACCGCTCCGGTGCTCGAGCTCGGTGAGCTCACGCCGCTCGTGGTGACGTTGCCCTTGGCGTCGACGCACTCGTAGACGCAGACGTAGCGCCACCCAGTGACCGCTGTGATGCCCGTCCCGCTTGTGGAGGTGGTCGGAGTAGGAGGCGCGTGGAGGACGGCTGCCTCGCAGACCTGCACGCCATCGACGTAGGACAGCACGCCTCCGGACAGGTACGTGACGCCGCCGTGGTCCACGGCCTGCCACCGGCTCGCGGACGCGAAGTCCACGCACGCGAGGTTTCCGACGCGAGTGAGGGCCGTGTTCTTGATGTTGTGCCCCAGGTACGCCTTGTTCCCCGAGACGAAGAACCGCCGCGTTGGCGCACCGAGGTCATCGGCGATGCCGCGCACGATGGGGGCGCCGATGGGGCGCAGGTAGTACTGCGAGACGTTCTCCGGCGTGACGTCGCATACCACGACGGTGGTGCCGTCGCTGTCGCCGACGAGGGCGTAGTAGCGCCCATTCCGAAGGAACGGACGCGAGGCCAGCGTAGCGTTGTAGGCCGTTCCGATGACGCCAGACGACGTGACAGCGCCCGCCGAGATGGTCAGGCCGTAGGCGCCGACGGCCTGCGGGGTTCCGCCGTACCAGTACCAGCACACGGCGTTCCCAGCCGTCGCGCTCTCGCAGATCGCTACGTACGTGACGCCCGTGACAGAGGCCACCGCGTACTTGGTGCCGGTGACCGCGAGCGTGGATGGGTTCAGCGCGATGGCTTTGATGTCCGCGCCCTCGTTCCAGACCACCCACAGATGGGTGCCCGTGTAGTGGATGTCCACATCCGTGGGGGCCACGAGGTTGGTGTTGATGGTCGTAGACGTGAGTACGCCGGTCTGGTCGAACGTCTTGACGGTAAGCTGGTTCATGCCTCCGCTGGTGTTCACGTAGGCGATGGCGGCGCGGTCCGAGAGGCTGCACACGGACGCCGCCGTGGAGAACCAGTCCGCGCAGAGCGTTGCGAGGTAGGAAGCTGCCGTGGTGGGAGACGACGTGTCGTAGATGTTGCAACCGATCGAGTTGGCTGCCGCCACGCCTGCGGCCGTGCCAGGCTGCACGACGACAACGCGCGTGCCGAACGTCGCGAGCCACCCGCGGTAGGTGATGCTTGCGGATGCGCTGATGGTCTGCGGAACCAGGAGCGCGGCGCCCGTGGCGAAGTCCAGCGCCGCGAAGGCGTAGCCGCCGGCCACGTACTCGTAGAGCACGCAGAGCACGCCGCCGCACAGGATGGTGTCCGAGACGATGAACGACCCACCAAGGGCCGGCAGCGGAGACGAGGAGACCGTGCCCTCGCACACGCGCCCGAGCTTGGCCCACTGCCCCAGGTTCTCGCTGTAGGCGTCGAGGGTGCTCCCGTCCGTGACGCACGCGGTCTGCCCGGACGAGAAGAGCTTGTACCCAGCGCTCCGCGTCGTCGCGTCGGTGCGGGTCACACCGAGGAAGTCGTAGCCGAGGCGCTTGGACAGGGCGCCGCGCTTGTCCTGGCGCACGTTCTCGAGCACCGGGAACGCCTGCGCGGCGTCCACGAGCTCCGCGCGCGTGCTCTCGTCGATACCGCCCGAGAACGAGACCTCGAGCACCGGCTCCTTCGTCGCCATCAGCCCGCCTGCTCCACGCGGAGGCTGAAGGTGCCGGCCGAATACGACGTCAGGACGAGCACGTCGTTGGTCGTGGCCGTCGACTGATCGAGTCGCATCGCCGCGCCGCTGGACGACACCACCGAGTACCAGACGCGCCCGCCCATCTGGTGGGCGAAGCGCAGCGTCTCCGGGCTGCCGCCGCTACCAGTGGTCGTCACGTCCTGGTAGACCATCACGCGCGGCGCCCACGCCCGCTCGAGGCGCGTCACGCTCTTGCGGAGTTCCTGGACCATGCGGGCCAGCTTCTCGGCGTCCTGCACGTCCTCGGAGGTCACGCGGGCGTCTGCCTCCGCGGGTCGGTCGAGCTGACGGACGGCGCCGGATGGAAGGACGAGGGCGGCGCTCACCAGTGCCTCCGCCGTCCGTAGCGGTCCGCTCGAGACACGTCGACCGGACGGGCCGGAGCGCTCATGTCTCGCGTGCGGGCGAGCACTTGGATCTCCGCCTCGAGCTTCGTGAGCTTCCCCTCCAGGCGGGTCGCCCGGTCGAAGTCTCCGCGCTCGTCGCAGATTTCGCGTGCCGCGAACCACACGATGTAGTCGTCGAGCCGGTCGAGCACGTCGACCGTCTCCGAGTCTCCCGCAAGCTGCGAGGCGGTCGTGGCGTACCAGACCTTCGCCGTGTGCCCGCTCGGCGGCTTCGGCAGGAACTCCAAGCTCGACCCCATGAGCCGGTACTTGAGCGCACGCGTCCCCACCGTGCCATCGCCGTAGAGCTCGGGCCGCTCGCTCATCTCGAACGGTGTAAGCCACGAGCGGTTCCCGTCGTCGTCCACGTACTCGACGGAGATGAGCGACCGGAACGCGGCCGGGAGCGAGAACGTGGTGTTCGTCCCATCGGCGGTCAGGGTCGTGGACGCAAGGGGCCGGAACTCCGGCGCGACCACCATCGTAAGACGGTGGAGCGCGCCGATGCCCCGGTTTACGAGGTCGTTGAGGTACCCGACGGGGTGGCGCTCGGTGAACGCAAGCACGTCCGCAGACCGCTGCGCGGCCTCCCGAAGCTGAGCGAGCGTTCGCGTGAGCGCCATCCGTCAGACCTCCTCGTCCTCTTCCTCGTCGGACTTCGAGCAGCACCGGATGGCGCCCAAGAGAGCCTTCACGAAGCCATCTTGGTCGTCGTCCTTGAGCGCCCCGAAGGCCTCCTTGGCGTACTCCGCCTCGGGCCCCTCGCTGGACTCCTCTTCCATGTCCGGAGAAGAGCCCTTTGAGGGCTTTCCGAGCGCGATCATGAGGCCCTTCATGGTCAGTACCCCGACAGAAGGGCGTCGTTGCAGACGTCGAACTCGAGATCGAGTTCGTTGCCGGACGCGGGGTCCGTAGCAACGCCGGCCTCGGTTCGGATCTCCACTACGAACGTGCCGCCGCCCGAGGACGACGCCGTGTCCGGAGTGCTGGTGAGGATGACGGGGTAGTAGACCGCGCCGGCCGCGCACTTGCCCCAGCCCCACCGGAAGCCGGTGCGGCGAGCGTAGACGCGCGGAAGCGTCACGGTGTAGTTGCCCGCCGAGTTGCGGACGACGGTCAGGTGCTTCGTCTTGGTAGACGAGAGCACCGACGCGCCGAACACGAGCGTGGCCTTGAAGGTCTGGTCGCTCGCCGGGTAGTTGCCACGCCCCTTCGGGTACAGCGACGGTTCGTAGGAGGGCATGTCAGATCCACTCCACCGTGACCTCGCAGCAGCCGATCGGGGTCGTAGGGGCGCCCGTCTCGGTCGACTTGAAGGTCAGGACGTTGCCAGCCGCGAACGTCTTGTTCGCGGCCGTGGTGGTGATCGTGACGGTCTGCGGCACGAAGGCCGCGAGCGACACGTTCGCGCCCGCCGTGTTGGTGTTCGTGGTCGCCACGGACACGGCCGCACCACCCGCGCCGTCCCGCTTCTGGACGTCGAGGGTGATGTAGTTCGTGCCGTTCGCCGCGAGCGCCGCGTTCGGGGTGAACGTGACGCTCTTGACGATGCACGCCTTCGGGATGCGAATCCCGCGCTCGGCCAGCGACGCATCCGCGTCGAGGTCGAACTGGAAGGTGTGCTCGTGCATCCGGTTCGTCTCTCCCGTGGGGTCGACGATGGTGGCAATCGAGCGATTGACGCCCGCCTGCGTGGCCTTGATGAGTGCGCGATCGGTAGCCATCTGGTCCTCCTTCAGACCGCCACGCGCACCCAGGCGCCCGGCTTCTTGACGACGAACGCCGGGTCGCTGACGGCCCGGAGCTCGCGGTTGTCGGTGGCGTCCTCGGTGCGGAGGTCGCCAGGCCCGTTGCCCATGTCCCAGTGGACGAGCGGTCCGATCGAGCCCATGAGCAGCGACTTGAGCTCGCCGCAGCGCTCGACGTCGTCCGGCATCCACATCGAGGGCATGACCTTGATGGGGCCGCGCGGCCCCTGGACGATGACGCCGCCGTACTCGACGCCGAGCTGGTACTTCCCGACCGCGGCGGCCGGCTCCTTGAAGTACTGGAGCTTGTTCTCCTGCTCGAACTCGAGCTTCTCGAAGTTCCGCGTCGAGAGCAGGTAGATGTCCGGCTTGTTGCCGGCATCGACGCTGATGCGCGCGGCCTTCTTGATGCGCTGCATGACCGAGAGGGTCGTGCCCGTCATGCACCGGCCGGCGAGCCAGCCCGGGTTCTGGTTCCGGTTGCACGTCAGGAGCGTGCCGGGGGAGCCCGTGTGGAGCGGCAGGAAGCCGTCGAGGCCGATGAGGAAGTCGTTGTCGTAGGTGCCCGTGAAGTACATGCGGTCGCCCGCGGCGATGTCCGGCACCGTGACGTTGGCCGTCGTGGTGAAGGTCACCGTGGGGTTGTCCTCGGTGCCGATGCTCAAGACCTCGAGCTCCGCGCCACCGCTGCGCATCGTGCCGGCCGTCGCTCCGGTCGACTCGACCTGAACCACGGCGCCCTTCTCGAAGTTCTTGAGGTCGTTCGAGTCCGACAGCGTGATCGTCGCGGTGTTGACCGTACTGGTCGTGGCGATGCGGCCGATGACGCCCACGCCGTTGCCGTGGATCGCCTTCGAGAAGCGCCGCTTCATGCGGTCGATGGTGTTCTCGCCCTCGCGCTTGACTGGGTCGACGAGGAGCGCCTTCTTCTTCGTGTACTCGAAGGTGCGCATGAGCTTCCCTTCGAGCGAGAGGAACGCGAACATCTCGCGCGTCGCTACCTGGAACTCCGCCTCCGAGGAGGTGCTCTTCAGGCGCTTGGCGTCCGCCGCGGTGCGGGCGATGCCCTGGTTCGCACCCCAGCCGAGCGGGATGTGCTGCTTCGCGTAGCCCCAGTCGGTCTCCTTGGCGCACATGCCAAGGATGGGCTCCTCGTCGATGACTTCCTCGATGAGGTTCTCGTCCGGCCAGAGCTCACGGACGAGCCCCCCGACGATGTGACGTGCGTACGTAGACGGTCCAGCAGCCATGATGGCCTCCGTGCCCGTCGAACGGTGGTGCCCTTTCGGGGCGTGTTACTCGTTCGCGAGCTTCTCCTTGAGCCGCCGCGCGCGCTCCTCACGGGAGAGCTTGTGCAGTGGAACCTCTTCCACCGCCGTCGCCCGCGCGGAAACCATCGCGTTGCTCAAGGTGGTCACCGGCTTCTCTGCGCCGGGCTTCTTCGTGGAGGGGCTCGTGGCCGTAGGTGCTGTCGGGGCAACGGAGACGCCGATCTCGTCGAGCATCTGCTCGAAGTGGTCGTGCATCTGGCCGAGCTCGTAGTGCTCGGGGAGCATCGGGGTCAGGAAGTGGTTCGCGAAGGCAACGAGGCCCTGCGGACCGTGCTTCTGAAGAAACGCCTTCGTCAGCGGGTGACTCCCAGAGTTCGCCACCTGCTGCACGAACGACTGCGCGCGGTGCACCGCCTCGGCCTGGGCCTTCGCCTGCTCGGCCTCCTGGCGGGCAGCCTCACGCTCGGCTTCGAGCTTCTTGAGCGCCGCCTGCATCTCCTCGCGGACCTTGTCGGCCTCGCTCTTGGCCTTCTGCGCGGCGACGGCCTGCGGGTCGGTGAGGCGCTGGCGCATCCACGCGACCAGCTTCTCCGCCGTCATGCCCTTCTTCTCGGCCATCTCGAGGAGCGCCTCCTCGGAGCCGAAGACCTGCTCGAGCGGCTCGACCTCGGCCAGCCTAGCACGAAGCTTCTCGACCTCGCCGGCTTCGCTCTTGGCCTGCTTCTTCGCCTGGCGCTCCTGGTCCTTGGCGCGCTCCTTGGCCTGGACCTGGGCGATGCGAGCGAGTCGGTCGGCGCGCGCCTTGGTAGCCGCGTCCAAGTCGGCCGAGTCCGCCGCCGAGGGACTGGTGCCGGAGTCTCCCACTGACGCCTCGGCAGCCTCCGACGTCTCGGCGGCGGGCTCCGCAGGCTCGGCCTCGTAGCTCGCCTTGAGGGCGCTGGCACGGTCGTCGACGGACGGACGTGCCACGGGGGCGGCGGGGGTGGCAACGGGGGCGGCGGCGGCTGCTTCGGTCATCGGGGTTCCTGCATGTCAGGCCGCGACCGGCATCGGGCCGGGCGGCGTGGGTGGGGGAGGCATCAGGCCCGGATCGCCGGGCGGCATCATCGGTGGCGCGCCGAGGCCAGCGTCTGCGGCAGGCGGCGGCGGCTTGTTCTTGTCCATCAGGTACGCCAGGTCGTCGATCCACCGGCCGAGGCGGTCGAGGACGTAGAACGGAGCGCCCTCCATCTCGGCCTGGAGGCGCTTCTGGTGCGCGCGCCGGTGCGCCCACGCGAGCGGCAGGTACCCGTGCGGCGCGAAGTAGCCAGCGTCCTCGTCGTTGTCGTTGGCGGGCTGTTCGGCGTCGAGCATCGCCTCGAGCATCTCGTCGACGAGCAGCTTGTCCGCCGTCTCGAGGTCGAGCTCGCCCTGCACGTCTCCGGCATCCATCTGCCGCAGGAAGGTCCAGCGGTCGATGGCGCCCATATCGAAGTACATCTTCAGCTGGTCGCGGCGTCCCGCCAGCGACATGAACAGCTGCCCGACGGTCTGCATCTCCAGCTGGAAGCCGTCGATCTCCACGTCCGACCACTTCAGGTCCAGGAACGCGCCCCGCATGGGGACCTGCACCGCGTAGTCGCCGTGCTCCTTGGCGATCTTCTTCACGCACTCGACGAGCAGGCGCGCCACGTCCAAGCACCAGGCCTCGAAGCGGCGCCCGAACACGATGTGTCGCTGACTCTCCACGTCGTCGAGCGTCTGGAGCCCGACTCCGGACGTGATGCCCGTCGGCTTCTGGCTCTGGGCCGCCATCTGGCTGATGCCCGACGCGTTCAGCGCGCGCTCGATGAGCTCCGGCGGGCGCATCCGCATGTGCTCGTTCACAAGGTCGAGGTCGAACACCGTGGGCTCGTACGGACCGGGGCGGACCTGCCACGTGAACAGGCCGTTCACCATCTCGGCCTTCTGGATACCCGCGCCGTCGCGCAGGATGACGCCCTTGCCCGACGCGCCGTACTGGTCGGCGAGCTTCTCGTTCGATTCGTTGATGCTGACCTGGTAGCCCTCGAGGCTCTGCACGAGCGACGTGCCCCAGTAGCCCGTGTTCGGCGTGTCGTACGTCAGCACCGCGAACGGGAAGTAGTCATGAGGCCACTCCTCGTCGAACAGCACCGCACCGTCGCAGATGATGACGTGCCGGCCAGTGCACTCGTGATCCTCATCGTCCGGATCGTGCTCCGGGCATCGGTACCAGGCCTCGAGAAGCTCGACGCGCACGACCGTGGCGTTGCGATCCTCGTCGAGGGCTAGGTTTCGACGGTTCGAGAGCCGGCCGGCGTTCTTGATCTTGTCCTTGAGCTCCGCCGTCTTGCCGAACTTCGCGACTGCCTTGCGACGGTCCATCGTTCGGAGCCGCATCATGGTCAGCGGCGCGCCAAACTCTGCATCCCAGTCGTCGACGAAGAGCGTCCAGGGGTGCACGCGCTCCACGCGGGTCTTCTTGCCCTCGGCGTAGACCTGCACGACGCCTGCACGGGCCACGAGCGCGTCCTTGATGATGGGCGAGGCGAGCTGCTCGTGGATCTTGTGCTGGTAGAACGCGCCCTGAAGGAACTGGCGCATCTTCCGGGCGCGGCGGGCGTCCTTCCAGTTGCCGCGCGCGGTCGTGACCTGCGGGATGGGCCGGATCGTCGCGACCTTCGCCGTCAGCGTGTCGACGGCCATCTTGCAGACGTTGTCCGGGAGCGTGCACCCGGCGTATGTCATGTTGCGACGGCTGCGGATCTGCACGCCACCGAGCCCGGTGCCTTCGTAGAGGCCCCAGTGGTACTCGTCGGCGTCCGTCCGCCACTCGTTCTCATCGCGAACGACGCGGAAAACGGTCCCCAGCGTCTCGGCGAGCTCGTCGCCGGACTGGAGCTGCCACTCCGCATCGACGATGCGGCTAGCTGTTGCCGTCGACACGCGGCACCAGTCTCGGAGTCGCGCTCCGAGGCTTCGGCTGAGGCGTGTCGCTCTGGGCCTCGGACGTATCCGAGGTGATGGCAGGGCCGAACGTGACGCTCAGGAGCGCGCCGGACTCGGAGAACGTCGCCGAGGCGACCCCCTGGTCACGGAGCAGCACGAGGAGCGCCTGCACGTTGGGCACGTGCCAGTTGTACCTCGTCCTGGTCGGACGAGCAACTGGTTCAACCTCTGCGCCAGTGTGCGCGCGGTCCGCGATCTGCCGCGCCGCCCTTCGGCATCCACCCGCGCCGATTCTCCTCGGCGTGAAAGTGCTCCATCCGGGCTCGCTTCGCCTCGATGCGCGCGTCGTCGGGCGTCTTCGCGACCGCAACGGCATCGCCCTGCGCCTGCCAGAGGGCAAGGACGAGCGCCGCGCAGAGGTCTCCGTGGCCGCCAGTAGCCCAGCGCGGGTGCACGATGCTCATGCCGCCGCCGCTCGTCGGCTTGCCCTGGACCTCGCGCATCTGCTGCACGAGCCGGTCGCGGAACGGGAGCGGGTGGATACGCACCTTGCCCTCCCGGAGAAGCATCCTCGACCGAACGTACGTGTCGGCGGGCTGCGCTGGGGCGGGAAGGTACGCCAGACCGTGCGTATCCAGGTGCTCAGCGATGGCCTCCCGGTAGTGACCATCGGCGACGAGGTATCCGCACCGGCCCGCGATGGTCTTGGCGAACGCTGCGACCGTGGCGGACGGCTTCAGCGGCTGCCCCTCTTCGGGCCGGAGCTCCGCACCGTCGAACACATGCAGGACGCCCGCGCGCATCGCGACCATGACCAGGGCGCTCGAGTCACCCCGGAAGGCGAAGTCGCCGCCGGCCGCCACCTCGTCCCCTGCCTGAAGCGCGAACAGCTCGTCGGTGACAGCCGCGTCGAGGGCCCCGCGCTCGAAGAGCACCGTGGTCCCGGACGTCATGAACTTCGCGTCGTACTCGCGCGCGGCGTTCTCGGGGTTCCGCAGCCGCTCGAGTTCGACCACCTCGCGCGTGGTCGGCGAGTCGTTTAGGAGCAGTGTCGGGGCGTGGGCGACCAGACTGGTCGTCGGCTTGCCGAAGTTGTCGCGCCAGAACTCGTACAGGAGCCCAGTCTCGGCCCACGGCGTGGACCCGAGGATGACTTGCCCGCCCGGCAGCACGCGGGAGACGCCGGCCTCGTAGATGTCCTTGTCGTTGACCTTGCTCGACGCGTCCCGGAAGAACGCGCACTCGTCGAGCGCGAGGTCCGTGTGCCACTTGCCGCGCACGCCGTAGCCGCCTCGGGTCGCGACCGCGCCCTGGAACGTCACGACGCGGCCGAAGTCGGGCCGGAAGATGCCGAATGTGGACGGCGCGTCCTCGTCCTTGGTGCCCTTGGGGAGCCGGAGCAGCGCTCGGAGCTCGGGCTTCGAGCGGGCGGCGCCGAGGGCGTAGTTGATCGCCTGCTGCCGGAGCTCGTCGTTCGGCGCCACGACCGTGGCGAACGCCTCCTCACCCGGAGCGAGCGTGGTCAGGTCCCGCGTCAGCGCGCCCCAGAGCATCCGCAGCGCGATGAGCAAGTAGGTCTTGCCGCCTCGGCCGCCGACGACGGCCGTGAGCACACGCCGGACGATGGGCGGGAGCGCGTCGAACGGAATCGGGCCGAAGATGCGCTCTGCGAGCTCGAGGTCCTCAGGCGGCAGGTCGTCGAACGCCACACGCGCGAGCTCACGCTGCCCCGGGCTCGGCGTCACGCCCATCCACGGCAGGAAGTCGACGAACCGAGCCGGGACGCCCGGGCCCTTGCGCCGGGACGCGGCCAGCGCGAGGGCGTCGGCGGGGGTCACGTCACTCCACCACCGCCAGCACGTCGTCGATGAGCAGCACGACGGGCCCTTCCGGCTCACGCGTCACGGGCTGCTCGTTGTTGTACTCGGCGTAGAGCACGAGGTCGCCGACCCCGAAGCTAGGCTCGACGCGAACGCCGCGCTCGGTGACCTTGCCCCGTCCCACCGCCAGCACCCGGCCGCGGTGCGTACGCTTCCGGCCCGTCTGCGGGATGAAGATGCCCCCCGCCGTCGTATCCTCCGGGGGCAGGGGCTGCAAGATCACTCGCTCGTCCGTCGGTCTGGGAATCATCGGTTGTCTCCTGAGGGATGCCAGGCGCCACGACGGGCGCGGTGTGCTTCGCGGCGTACCGAACGCCGTGGATGGTGAACACGTCGTCGCCCCGGAGCAGCATGACGCCAGCCGGTCCGGCGCTGATGGTCCAGCCCTCCTCGGCGACGAACAGGCGCGACACGGGCTCGCCGTACTGCGGGACGGGCACGGGCTCGAAGAACTGGAGCCAGGTGATCATGCTGCCCTCCGCTCGCTCATCCGCACCAGCAACCAGGTCGGGTCCATGCTCCACTCGCGCGGGCGGTCGATGCCGATGGCGTCCGGCCCACGCGTGCGCATCTGCGGGAGCTCCAGGCTGCATACCTGATGCCGCGCGAGCCGGTCGCCGAGCAGGTCCCGCACCGCGTCGGCTGCCACGTTCGCCTCGATGAGCGACCGCTTGCACCCGACCGCGTGCACCACCTCGCCGCTCGTGATGAGCCACGCCCACATGATCCACGGCTTCTCCGGGTCGGAGAGAACCTCCACGTCAGCGTTGCCGAGCAGCCACGACCAAACCGGGCGGTGCGCGTCGAGGAACGCCTTCTGGCGGGCGACCGCGTGCGGATCGGGCGCCTCAGTGCGGTAGCCCGCTCGAGACGCCCCCGCGCGCTGCCCGGCCCGCGACCGGGCGTAGGCCACCCCGAGCAGGTACGAGAGCGCACCCTCGTCGTCCCAGCCGTCTTCGTGCCGGTCTGGTTCGTAGCCTCGTCGCAGCCAGTCGCTCATGCAGGAACCCCGCGCAAGTGGTTCGATGAGTGAACTACCACACCAGTCACGATCCGTCGATGGCGTCGAGCTCGGCCAGTTCGGCCTGGAGCGCGGCGATCGCCTCGACGAGCTGCGCTCGCTTCTGCTTCGGCTCGAGCTGCTCATAGCTGGCCACGACGTGCGCGTGCTGGTGCTTCTCGGGGGCGTTGAGGCCGAGGAGCTTGGCCATTTCCGCCCTGGCCCGCACCGCGTCGCCGAACTCGCCCGCGGCGTGCGCGTCGGCGGCGAGAGCCTCGAGGTGGGCGGCGTTGCGGGCCTGGAGCTCCTCGCGCTGCGCCGAGGTCAACGAACGCAGTACCCTCCCGGCTTCAGCCGCCCAGCGTTCGACCGCTGACACCGTAACGCCCTCGCGCGCGGCCATGGCCTGGTGAGAGCGCCCTGTCACCCACTGGCCGTTGGACATCATACCGGCGATCTCCGACACCATCGCCGAGACGTCGTGGGGTCGCGCGCGCGTGACTGACCGGGTCACTGGTCCACCTCCCACCAACCGGGCTCTGTCACCGGTGTCACCGCCGTAGACCGGTGCCTCGTATTAAGCCCCTGCGCCCCCTGCTCTCCAGGCTCTTTATTTACTATTTGAGTGGTGACAGAGGTGACAGGGGTGACTGGGCCTGTTTTATCGGATTGAGATTGTCCACGGTCTGTCATCACTGTCACCGGGAAGTAGCGTTTCTCCCGAGCGCTACCGATACGTACTTGTCGACGACTAAACCCGAGCGAAACCAGGATCTTAGACACTCGGTTCTGGTCCGACTGAGACCACCGACCAGGCTCAATCCCGATGTGAACAAGGCACTCTGCGACGCTAACACTTTCGCGCACTTGCGCGAACTGACCTACCATGCGCTCCCACGCATCTGCTTGAAATCGTTCGGCCGTGTGTTCGCGCAACTTCGCCAGGATCTCAGCGTCGACGATGTAGGTGCGCTCGCCTGCCAGGAACCGGACTACGACCTCCGCCCACAGTTGCTCAACGTCTCGCCGTAGTGCTTCGAGGTCAATCGCACCAACGCACACAGGAAGAAACCGCCGTCCGCCAGTCTCGTCGCGCAGCCACGCGTCGTGGTTCGTCGAACCGGCAAACACGCACTGGCGGGGCACTTCGACTACGTGGCGACCCCACGGCGGACGGAAGCGGTCGACGCTTCGGGTGAGGAAGCTCTTCACGCGCGTGGCCTCCGCACGATTCACGGCGTCGAGCTCGGCTAGTTCGTGGATCCACGCGCCCTGGAGCTGCATGGCGGCATCCTTGCCCCCGATGTCCGCGAGTTCGTCGGAGAAGTACCCGAGCGCGAGGACCTTCAGCGCGGTGCTCTTGCCGGCGCCCTGGCTGCCCTCGAGGATGAGCGCGGCGTCCACCTTGATGCCTGGCTCGAACGCTCGAGCGACGGCTCCCAAGAGCCACGTGGAGCCGATGGCGCGGTGCACCTCGGTGTCCTCGGCGCCGAGGTACGTCGTGGTCCAGGTGTCGACCCGAGGGACGCCATCCCACTTGAGCGCGGCCAGGCGCTCCCGTAGCGGGTGCACGCGGTGCCTGGACGCGACGGCGCGGACGGCGCGCGAGACCAGGTCGTCGCCGGCCTCGATGGCCCACGTGGAGCCCTGTAGCCAGATCGTAGCCTGGAGGTCGTGGTCGTCCGTCCACGGCCCTGCGGCACCGGCCGGGGTCGGGCGGGTGCTCACCATGCGCTGCGCGAAGTCGTCGAAGGCGATGGCGCCGACGAACTCCGGCGCGTGCTCGAACACGATGCCCACGTTCCGGAGCGTGCGGGCGATCTTGCCGTCCTTGCGCGTGAGGCTCGCTTCCCAGAGGTGGGAGACCTTCTTCGGCTTGGGGGTTACGGCGCGCTCGAAGTCCTTCAGGCTCATCACAGGTCGCTCCATGCCGCCACAAGGCGGGCGGTGTCTTCGGCCAAGGAAGCCGCGCGGAGCATGTCCTCCCGTGCGGCCACGAGCTCAGCGTGCGCCTTCCGGAGCCGCTCCTCCGCCTTCCGGCAGGCCTTCGTCTTCGCCTCGAGCACCATGAGCGCGAGCTCGCGGTACACGAGCGCCTCGACGTGCTCGTCCGCGGGCGCGGCGTAGAAGGCGTCCTCGGCCTCCTGCCAAACCTCGGCGTCGGTCAGCATGGGCGCGTGCTCCCAAGCTCGGCGAGCCACCGGGAGACGGTCTCGGCCGCGGACTCGTCCGCTCGAGCCTGGAGCACGAGGCAGCGGACGCCCCAGCCCTCGCACCACGATGCCCACCGGCGCTGGTCGTCCGAGAGCCGCCCTGAGGCGCTCTTCAGTTCGATCTCCACGCCGATGCCGCCCTTCCAGTAGCCGTACAGGTCCGCCTGGCCACGGATGCCGAAGCGAACCTCGCGGCCCCCGACGTTCCCCACGCCGACCATGCGCCGGAACAGGCGCAGATCCGGCAGGTGCTTCGGAGCCTCAGCCAGCAGCTTGGCTTGCAGTTCGTTTTCGCGCGGCGCGTGCATCGACCCTCCACTTCCACCCGGTGTCTGCCTCGAACATCGCCTTGGCCCGCTGACTCCACGCCCATGGGGGCCAGCGTCCGAACCTGTCCTTGAACTTGTGCGCGGCCGCGCCGGGCTTCAGCCCGAACAGCGAGCACTTGTGCAGCGCATCGACGAAGAACGCGTGCTCCGCGTCTCCGCTCGACACCTCGGACATCTCCGCTTGGCCCTCGACGGGGAGCTCGCGCTCCCGCACCAAGACGGGCGCGTCGCAGTACGGGCAGACGGTCGCCCGCAGCGGGATGTACGCGTAGCAGGACGCGCATAGCTTGGTCTCTCGCTTCACCTTCGGCCGCCCAGTCTCGCCCTCGAGCGACCAGGTGCGGTCTTCGTGCGGGAGTCCGTGACGCCGGACGTTGTCCGCGTGGTCGAGGATGAGCGGCTGCACCGAACCACGCCGCAGCGCACGCCCGGCCGTCTGCATGTGCAGCACGAGCGAGAGCGTGGGGCGCGCGATGATGGCGCACCGGATCTCCGGCGCGTCAAAGCCTTCCGTGAGAACGGCGCAGTTGCTGAGCACCTGGAGGTCCCCGTCGCGCACCCGCGCGATGAGGTCCGCGCGTTCCTGAGCCGGGGTCCCGCCGTCGAGGTGGGCCGCGCGCACGCCCGCACGCAGGAAGCGCTGGACGATGTCCATGGAGTGGTCGATGCCGCACGCGAAGACGACCGTGGTGCGCCCCTCGGCGTGCTTTTGCCAGGTCGGGACGATGTCCCCGGCGAGCTTCGCCATGACGCCTGCGAGCGCGCCCTCGTCGTAGTCGCCGCCGATGCGTTGCACGCCGCCGAGGTCCGGTGCGGTCCGGGGGGCGAGCACGCGCGGCTCGGCGATGAACCCGTCCGCGATGAGTTCGGAGTACGTGGCGCCGACGACGAGCTTCTCGTACCGCTTGCCGAGGCCCTGGCCGTCGCCGCGGCACGGCGTGGCGGTCAGGCCGATGACGATGGCGGGGAGTTCGAAGATCCGATCGTAGGACGCCGCGAGCGAGCGGTGAGCCTCGTCCAGGATGACAATGTCCGCGGCCGGCATCTTGCGACGGGCGAGCGTCTGGATGCTCGCGACCTGCACCATGGCGTCCGGGTTCGTTCGGCCGTCGTCCCCGCGCATGACGCCGACGTCGGTGACGCCCACGCGAGCCAGCGAGGCGACGGTCTGGTCCACGAGCTCGCGCAGGTGGACGACGAACAGCACGCGGTGCCCGAGCGAGACCGCGGAGCCGATGAGCGCGGACGAGGTGAGGGTCTTGCCGCCCCCGGTAGGAAGCACGAACAGCAGCCGCCGACGCCCCACGCGCACGGCGGCGCGCAGGTCGTCGATCCCTCGCTGCTGGTACGGCCGCAGCACGCTCAGGCCTCTCGGAAGTCCGACACGCAGAGGCCCGCGGCCTTCTCCGCCGCGTCGAGTTCGATGAGGTCGTCGAGCGAGTCGCGGAGGAACCGCGCGTCGTCGAGGGAGAGCACGAGGCGCGTGGAGGTGGACACGGTGCCGATGACGACGGCGCCACCGGGAATGCGTGCTGCAAACGGAAGGTCGGACATGGAGCCTCGGGTCAGGCGGCCGCGCGACAACGCTCACGGGGCCGGGTGTTCAGGATCGGAGGTACGAAAGAGCCCGGCTGCGTGGTCGCAAGCCGGGCCTGGATCAGACGGAGCGGAGAACAGCGACGAGCGTGCGCACGGTCTCGGCCTTGCGGGCCTTGATGGCAGCGAGCTGCGCGCGGGCGAGGTCACGCTCCTCGGTGCGCGTCATGAGCGTGTCGACGGCGCGCGCGTAGTCGGCCTTGATGCGGGCGACCTCGGCCTGGAGGTCGAGGCTCACGCTCCCCACCCCGTCGGCAGGTACGTGCCCATCGGCGCGCGGTCCCACTGGATGGGCTGCGCGACGCCCGCGGAGATCTTGCGCCCGCCGCGCTTGCCGTCCGGCCCGCACCAGTGCGTCGCGCGCGGGTGCTTGCGCATGGTGCGGTTCGCGTCGAGCGGGCCGTAGAGCGGATCCGTGAAGACCGCGAGCACCGAGTCGTCGGCGGCGTGGACGGTGTACATCACTCCTCCTCGGACGAGCGCCGGCCGCTCAGGAGCGAGACGCCCCGGCCGATGACCTTGGGCTTGGCCACGGCCTTCTTCAGGGGCTTCGGCTTCTTCTCGGGCTTCGGGGCCTTCGGTGCACGGAGCTCGACGACCTCCGCGACCGTCGCGTTGACGATCGCGTCGGCGACGCCTTGGACGAAGGCGTCTGCGGCGAGGCGCAGGCGTGCTTCCAGATTGGTCATGTGACACTCCTGTGGTGTTCGCGCGCGCAGTCACTGAACGCGCAAAATCGACTCTGTTCAGCGTTGCTTGACTACGTACGGCAGCTCACGCTTAGGCAGCATGCTGCGCGCGAAGACGCTTCATCGACGGCGCGGTGCCGTCGCCGGAGGCCAGCCACTCGAGCGGCACGCGCAGCGCGTCAGCCAGCGCCGTCACGGTGCTCATGCTCGGATCGGCCCGCCGGCCAGCCTCGATCGCGGTCGTGTGCCCCGCCGTCAGGTTCGCCAGCCGATCCAGCTTTCGAGCCGTCAGCCCGGCAGCTTCACGCGCCCACTTCAACCGTTCCGCGAGGGTGCTCATGCTGACTATGCACGTAGCTGAGATTACGAGCATAGTCAATGCAGAGAGCAGTGACGTGCGTAGCCATGCGTGCGAAGCTCACGAGGTGACTCGGGATCTTGGCAAGATGCTCTCGCGCCTCGACGAGGTGCTCGCGCGCGGAACGTTCGCGTCAGAGCGCGCGTGGTGCCGCGCAGCGAGCGTCAGCGAGAGCTACATCGGCGCGCTGCGCACCAAGCACAAGAAAGGCGAAGCCACGACGGCGAAGATCGACGTGGTCCAGAGGCTCGCCGAGGCGGCAGGCGTCTCCGTGGACTGGCTGATGGGCGGAGAGGACATGCCGCTGCGGGCGCCGGACCCGGCCCGTTCTGCGCCGACGTCGTTCACTCAGGAAGTCGTCATGTCCGCGCAGGCACAACAGGCGCTCGAGCGCTTCGAATGGCCGACGGGAACGCCGACAGCCGTGGTCGCGGAGATTTCCGACGCGCTGGCCCGCGAGGCGTTCAAGCACCGCGGCAGCTTCATCCCTGCCAGTCACTGGAACGCGCGCATCCAGGAGGAGCTGGCTGCTCGGAAGGGCAAGCGCATCGCTCACGTCATGACGGACGATCCGGTCGAAGACCGCAAGCGACGCCGGACCTGACCAGATCCTAACTGCACCACATACCCCTCAGGGGGTATGGCCGGTCCCCTCGGATGGAGGGAGAACCAAGGGAGATGGACGTCTCCTCGGTCGAAGGGCTTGCGATCGCCACCTACGAACGCCTCGGGTTCGACCCGTCCGAGCCGGTGTCCACGTTCAAGCTCGCCCGCGCCATCCTCGGCCCGAATGCCATCGAGCGCTCGTCTCTGGCGGGCGCGGTAGCCTCCACGTTCGTCATCAATGGCGAGCGCCGGATCGGTCTCTCCCGCAAGCTCGCGCCGGAGTACGCGGCCTTCTGCATCGGCCACGAGCTCGGGCACATCATCTGCCAGGAGCAGGGCTTCCGCGGCCCTCGTCTCGAGCAGGTGTGCGACCAGATCGCGGCGGCACTGATGGCCCCTGCGCCTGCGGTGGCGGCCTTCGTACGGGCCGGCGTTACCCATGAGGAGCTCGCCGACGAGGTGGTGGCAACGCAGACGTGGGCGGCGCTGCGCCTGGCGGAGGTGCTCAGCATCCCCCGAGCCGTGGTGACGCCAGCCCGGGTCTACGTGCGTGGCCCGGAGGACTTCCGGTGGCCGCTCTCGGTCAGGAAGCTCGTGGGCAAAGACATCCCGGGCGTGCGGAAGACGCGGCTCTCGGATGACCCGGAGCGGGTCGTGCTCGACGTGGTGGGCTAGTTCGGCTTCACGCAGACGCCGGACGTCTGGCCCTGCGGGAGCAGGCAGACGTAGCCGTACTGGCAGCCGTAGCTGTTCACGCAGCCGGTGGGTGCCGACGACGAGCGAGCTCCCTCGGCGAACCCTCTGAGTCCAGCGCCAACGGCCTCAAGCACCACATCGCCAGTGCTGGGGCCCCGCGCAGCCGACGCTTTCGCCTCGCCAAGGCCCCCGCACGTCTCAGGGTCCGCTCCGGCGCGCTGACAGTCGGGCGACGCCAAGCGCTCTCGGCGGAGCTGCGCGTCGTGGCCACATGCGACGAAGCAGAAGGCGAGGAGGACAACGGGAGCGGTTCGCATCGCTCGAAATCGTACGCACCCAGCGACGCGGCACCATTGGGGTTTCCACGGACGTTGCCGACTTCGTGCGTCGGCACCATTGACTACGTCTGTAAACGCGACTACAGATATAGCCACTGGAGGGACGCAGCGATGTGCACCTGGGACGAGAGCAAGGACCCGCGAGACTCGACGCTCTGCGAGGAGGAGTCGACGCACCGAGTGACGCAGCACATGTGGCAGCCGCGGCTTCCGGGTCGGCTCCACCACGGCGACCGCGTCTGCGCGCTCCACGCGATGTACCTCGCCCAGCGCGAGTACGACGTGGAGGCGCTGTCGTGAGCGAGTGGATCGACCTCGTGTGCTCCTGGTGTTGCGACCAGTCGGACGACGACCGGCCGTGCTCGGAGGACTGCGAACGCCTCTCCGTCCGCGCGGCCCGCACGCGGCGCATCGTCGGCTGCGTCGAGGCCATCGCGAAGGCGATGAAGCTCCGCGCGCAATACGCGGAGGAGCGCATCCCCGGCGACCACCGCATCGCGGCGGTGGACCGGGTCATCGCCGACTACGACCGCCAGATCCACGAGGCGGTCACGGCGCAGCAGCGGGACGACGGGCACGACAGCGAGGAGGCAGCAGCATGAACGAGCAGATCAAGGACCTGGAGGCGCTCCTGGAGAGCGTGCGGCGCATCGTCCGCGAGCGCGACGACGCCTGGGCGCGCGTCCGCCAGCTCGAGAAGCAGGTGGGCGACCTGGAAGACGCGCTCTACGAGGCGGCGAAGGGGAAGGTGGCGTGATGAGCGCGATGGTCAAGCACGAGGAGCAGCAGCAGATCGCGGCGTCGCGGGCGTTCGAGCCGTCGAGCTTCGTGGACGCGATGCAGGTGGCGAAGGCGCTCGTCGAGTCGAGGCTGTTCCCCGGCATCAAGAGCCCCGAGGCGGCGTTCGCGCTCATCGCCACGGGGCGGGAACTCGGGCTGTCGATGATGCAGAGCCTCCGTGGACTCCACGTTATCGAAGGTCGTCCAACCCTCTCCGCCGACGCGATGGCGGGGCTCTGCAAGAGCCGCAAGGACGTCTGCGCGTACTTCCGGATGGTCGAGTCGACGGACAAGGTCGCGCGCTACGAGACGCAGCGCGTGGGCGAGCCGTCGCCGACGTCGATGTCGTTCTCGTGGGAGGACGCGCAGCGGGCAGGGAGCACGAACAAGGACAACTGGCGGAAGTACCCGGCGGCGATGCTCCGGGCGCGCTGCATCACGGCGCTCGCGCGGGCGGTCTACCCGGACTTGCTCATGGGCATCTACGACCCGGATGAGCTCTCGCGGGAGCCGGTGCGCGGGACCTACGCCGTCGTGACGGAGCTGCCGACCGAGACGCCGCCGGCGCCGCCGAGCGAGCCGAAGTACGAGGCCACGCCGGAGGAGCTCGACCGCATCGTGCGGGTCTACGTGTCCGTCATCGAGGAGGCCAAGACGGTGGCCGACCTCATGGACGTCTACAAGTCCGCGCGTGAGGACGACCGGATCGGCGAGGCCCAGGTCTCGTACGTGAAGGGCCTCTGCTCGGCGCGGCGTGCGCAGCTCGAGGGGAAGGCGGCGTGAGGGTCTCCGCCTCCAAGGCCGGCCTGCTCCCGCGGTGTCAGTACCCGTTCCGCGACGCGACCCCGTGGGACAACACCCCGCCGGGTCGCGCGGCGGAGTACGGGCAGCGGTTCCACGATGCCATCGCGGGCGTCGTGGACCCCGCGGTCGTGCCGATGGCCATCAAGGGCACGAAGTGGCTCCTGGACCGCCTGAACCACGCCACGGCGTGGCTCGACGCGCAGGACTTCCCGACGGCGCCGCAGGCCGAGGTGGCGTTCGCGTACGACTGGAGCACGGGTACCTCGAGGGTCATCGGGAAGAACATCGGCCGGAAGTACCGGCAGCACGGCAAGACCGACGACGAGATCGCTGGCTCCGCGGACTTCGTGGTGCGCGAGGGCGGAGTGGTCCACGTCTACGACTGGAAGACGGGGAAGGCCGTCACGGACTCCGTCTGGCCGCAGATGGAGTGGCTCGGGCTGTTCGCCGCGCGTGCGTACGGCGTGGAGAGCGTCGTGCTCCGGCCGCTGCACGTGACGGACTACGGCATCGAGGACGGCATGCGCCGGGAGCTCGACGCCAACGACTTGCGGCGTGTGACGGAGGGAATCCGCCGCGACGTGGGAGCCATCGCAGACGCCTGGCCGGAGCCGGGCGAGCACTGCGATGGCGAGTGGTGCCCGGCGCGCGGTGCGTGCGGGCTGTACCAGATCAGGAAGGCAGGCTGACATGGCTATCAACGCGGGTGTGTTCAAGGGTCGGGCGGTCGCGGGCTCGGAGCAGTACGGGACGACCAAGGGCGGCAACGACCAGATCGTGGTCGACGTCGACCTCGAGACGGGGGACCGCGTCAGCGCGTTCCTCGTGTTCAGCGAGGCGGCGGCGCCGCACTCGATGAAGCGCCTCCGCGCGCTCGGGTGGGAGGGCGACAACCTCGCCGACCTCCAGGGGCTCGGCTCGCGGGAGTGCGACGTGCGCGTCAGCTACGAGCAGTGGGAGGGCAAGGAGAAGATGCGCGTCGAGATCGTGACCGGCGGCACGGTGACGATCAAGGACCCGCTCGACGACCGCAGCAAGCGCGCGTTCGCGCAGCGGTTCGCGAACTTGGCCAAGCAGACGAAGGCCGAGCCCGAGAAGAAGGGCGACCGCATCCCCTTCTGACCCCTCCGGGCACCCGCGCCGCGCACCCTCCTCGCGCGCGTTCGGGTTCGGGCCTCCGCCGGTAGGTGCCCAGCACCGGCTCTATTTCTCACTCCACAGGAGATGACCATGGCGACGAAGAAGAAGACCGCGACGAAGAAGACCCAGTCCCAGAAGGTGATCGTGCGCACGTTCAGCGCGGGCGTGCACTTCGGCACGCTCCGCTCGAGGGAGGGTGACGAGGTCGTGCTCGACGGCGCGCGCCGCCTCTGGCGCTGGCGCGGCGCGAACACGCTGAGCGAGATCGCGACGAAGGGCCTCGACGCGGCGAACAGCGCGATCGCGGCGTCCGTCGACGGTCACCGCCTCAAGGGCTGGATCGAGATCCTCCCGTGCTCGGCCGATGCCGCGAAGCAGATCGAAGGAGCCTCGGCGTGGAAGCCGTGAGCTACGGCGACGGCTCCGGCTCCGGCGACGGCTCCGGCTACGGCTCCGGCTACGGCTCCGGCTCCGGCGACGGCTACGGCTACGGCTACGGCTCCGGCTA